GGCTGCTCGCCTTCACCGCGGTTGTCGCGCCCGGCATCCTCACCGCGATCCTGGGCATCGGCAAAGCCCTGCTCGGTCTCGGGGTCGCCCTCGCGGCCAACCCGATCGGCGCGACCATTCTGGCGATCGCCGCCGGTGCGATCCTCATTTACCGGAACTGGGGCACCATCGCGCCGTGGATCGGGGAACAGATGGACCGCGTCAAGGACGCGCTCGACGTGGCCAGCGCGGCGACCGAGCGCTGGCTCGAAAGCATCGTACCCGAAGAAGTGCGCGCCAAGTGGTTCGCCATCGCACAGGCGGTCGACGACGCGATGCAGCCGGTGCGCGCCGCGCTCGACGGCAGCAGCCGCTCCTTTGAGAAATGGCTGCAAAGCCTGGTGCCCGATCCGATCAAGGAGGCGTGGGAGAGCTTTGCCAACTGGTTCGCCGGTCCCGACATCATGGGCAAGATCAAGGGCGCGCTCGATGGCATTGCCGGCTGGATCGGCGATGTTCTGGGCAAGGTCGAGCGATTCCTCGAACGGCTCGGGCTCGCGAGCACCGGCGCGCGCGAAATGCCGGCCGGCGGCATCTATGGCACCATCGGCGCCGCGGCCGCGACGCCCGCCGAACTCTATGGCGCGACCACGACGCCGGCGGCGCCGACGAACATCTACGGCGGCACGACCGCCGACGTCAGGACACCGCAGCAGCTTTACGGCGGCTTTAGCGACGCCGGGCGCGAGATCACCGACAGCGCCACCGATCTCGCCCAATCGGGCAACGCGGTCAGTTCGAGCGCGATGGAACTAGCCAACTCCGGACGCGAGGTCAGCGCCGGCGCGATGGAACTGGCGAGCGCCGTGCAGGGCGGGTTCAACGGTTCGATCAGCATCGATATGACGGGCGTGCCGCAGGGCACGCGGGTCGCTCAAGGCGGCAGCAGCCCGAACCTCGATATCAATCTCAACACCAGCTATGCCGGGCCGCGCATGGCCGCGGCGGGCGCCTACTGATGCTGTCGAGCGGCTTCTTTCGCGGCCTCGGTCTCGCCGACGCCAGCGGCTACTTTCGCGGGGCGCGGTTTCGCCTCGATAGCTACCAGACCGAGACCGGGCGGCGAGCCGATGTCCGCGAATATCCGCTGCGCAACATCCCCAACGCCGAAGACCTCGGCCGCAAGGCGCGGCGCTTCTCGTTTAGCGGCTATGTGCTCGGCGCGACCTGGGAGATCGAGCGCGACGCGCTGCTCGACGCCTGCGAGGCGGACGGGCCGGGGTTGCTGCAGCACCCGTTCCACGGCGACCACATGGTGATGTGCGAGGGCTGCACGGTGCGCGAGAGCCGCGCCGACGGCATCTGCTACGCGACCTTCGAGCTGCAGTTTGTCGAGGCCGGCTCGTTCAACACGCCGTCTTACGAGCAGGACTCGGGCTACATGCTGCTCGGGCAAGCGCGCCAGGCGCGCGGCACGGTCGAGGGCGCGTTTTGACCTGGCGCATCGCTCAGCTGCCGGGCTTTGTCGCGGCCGACGCGGCCGAGATGACGGTCGATCTCATCGCGCTGCAAACGGCGGCGATGCGCAAGGGCGTCGTCAACGAGGCGGCCTATGCCGAGGTCTACGATCGGGTATTTGGCCAGCACGACGACATCACCGACTGGCTAAAGGCGCCGCCGGCGGCCGTAGCGCACGGGCTCTACGAGATGGTTCGCGCGGTCGGGCTCTTTGTCCTGCTCGACGACGGCACCGCGCTCGCGCATCTCGAAAACCAGGCGACCTGGCGCACCCGCTTGCCGCCGGTGCCGATCGCCCGGCCGGGTCCGATCTACACCCCGTCGCGCCGCCAGCAGCTCGACAACCGGCGGGCCTTTGAGGCGCTGGTGCACCGCGCCGCCGCGATCACCTTTAGCGAGCGCCTGCCCTCGCTGCCGATCGGCCCCGCCGACGCCGCCGAGCAGCTGCGCCGCCAGACGATCCGCGTCTTTGGCCCGGTCATCGACGAGGCCGGCGCCGCCAATGACGGCACCTTGCGCACCCTGCGCCGGCAACAGGCGACCTGCCTGCAGCTGATCGCCCAGCGCGCCAACTCGCCGCGCGAGGAAGCGCTCTTGCTGCTGTCGGGTGAGATGCCCTCGCTCGTCTGCGCCCATTACGCCTATCGCGAGGCGCGCCAGGCGCAGCGCATCCGCGACGCCAACCCGACCGCGCACCCGAACTTCATGGCGCCGCAACTGACCATCCCGGAGTGGCCATGATCGAGGAAGAGCTCACAGGACGCGCGCGAAGAACGCTGCAGCTCATGCGCGACGGAAACTGCAAACGGTGGTCCGGTGATCCGCCGGGTTGGTATCGGCCCGGCTGGGAGCCTTACGTCGGCATCGGCACACTCTGCCAATTGCGCTACGCCGGTTTCATTGAACGGTGCACCAACATGTCCGACCTCGTGGCAGACGCTTATCGCTTGACCGCCGATCCTGCCGACCTCGGTGATCTCTGGCTCGAATGATCGTCCCGCTTTACTTGGACATCGCCGGGCGCCGTTTCGACGGCTGGCTGCGGGTGCGCATCGAGCGCTCGATCGACAGCTCGACCATTCAATGGGGCATCGGTGCGACTCGGTCCTGGCCGGGCATGGAAGACCAGTGGTGGGTCGAGCCGGGCGACCGGGTCGAGGTGCGGATTTACGATCACGTCATCTGCACTGGCCACATCGACGTGATCCGCGCGACCTATGACGGAACGCAGCACCATATCGAATTGTCGGGGCGCGGCCTCGTCGCCGATCTCGTCGACTGCAGCTATATCGGCCCGCCGTGGCAGTGGAAAGACACCGACCCCGAGGAAATCCTCCGCGCCGTCGCCCAGCAACACGAGATCGAGGTGGCGATCGACGGCGATCTCGGCGAGCCGATCGACTTTGTCATCCAGCAGGGCGAAGCGTGCTGGGACGCGATCGAGCGCATCTGCCGGCTGCGCCAGATGCTCGCCTATGAGGAACCCGACGGCACGCTGCGGATCACCCGCGGCTCGGAGGAATTTCTCGAAACCAAGCTGGTGCAGGGCGAGAACATCTATTCCGCGACCGGCACGCTCGACGACCGCGACCGGTTTAGCGTCTACATCGTCAAGGGCCAGCAGACCGCCGACGACGACGTGTCACCCGAACAGGCGGCCGAGAGTATGGGCGAGATCGAGGATCCGTCGATCCGCCGCTACCGCCCGCTGCTCTTGGTGCAGAGCGCCAACACCGACAACGGCGACGCGCTCGATCGGGCGAAATGGGAAATGCAACAGCGCTGGGGCAAGGCGCGTACCGCCGAGATTACCCTCGCCGGCTGGGTGCAGGACAACGGGGAGCTCTGGCCGATCAATCGGCTGATCGAGGTCGAGGATGTCTGGATGGGGCTGCAGCGGCAGCTAGCGATCACCTCGCTGACGATGGATGTCAACCAGACCGGGTTGCGCACCGTCCTCACCTTGCAGCCGCCCGAGGCGCTGACCCCGGAGAAGCCCGACGCCGACAAGGAACCGTCGGCCAAGAGCAAAGGCGGCAAGGGCGGCAAAGGCGGCGGCGCCGGCGGTCCCGAGTTCTGGGATCAGGTCGCCTCCGACCGCGTCGCCGGCGAGGCGCGCCGCAAGGAAAGCAAACAGTAATGGCCGACAGCGTCGTCTGGGCGCCGATGAAGTCGCCGACCGCGTGGGTCCCGCGCGTCTGGAAAGGCTTCCGCAAGTGGGACAAGGACGGCCCGGTGGCGGGACCGGTCGAGCCGCCAACCGCGCCGCTTATCACCTACCGCTGGCGCGGCCTGCGCCTTCAATGCGTGACGTGCGATGGCACAAAATAGCGACCGGCTGCTTGCCCCGGTGCTGCGCCGGCTCGACAACATGACGGCGCGCGGGACGCTCAAGACAACGGTCGATGACCAGGGCATCCAAAAGATGCAGCTCGGCGTTCTCGAAGGCGAGATCGTCGACCAGGTGGAACGGATCCAAAGCTACGGCCTCTCGTCGGTACCGCCCGATGGCGGCGACGCGGTCGTGATGTTTCTGCAGGGCAACCGAGATCACGGCATGGTGATCGCGGTCAACGATCGTCAGTCGCGGCCCAAGGGGCTCAAGACCGGCGAGGTCGTTCTCTACAACAACCACGACGTCCTGGTGACCCTCACCGCCGACGGGCATCTGCAGCTCAAGAGCCCCGAGGATTTCACGCTCGAAAGCAAAAACGGCAGCATCAAGCTCGGCGACGCGCTGACGATCGAGGCGCCGAATATCACGCTCAAGGGCAATGTCCGCATCGAGGGCGACCTCGCGGTTACCGGCTCGATCACCGAGGGCGCGCCACGGTAATGGCGGATATCGGCCTCGTCTGGTCCAACGAATTGTGGCGCGGCGATTGGCAGCTCAACGACGACGGCCAGTTGACGAGCGACAACGACCTCGAAACCGCGATTTTGCTCTCGCTGTTCACCGATCGCACCGCGCTCCCCGATGACGTTATCCCCGATGGCGGCCCGATCCGCGGCTGGTGGGCCGACACCTATCGGACCTATGAGCTCGGCTCGCGCTTGTGGCTGCTGTGGCGCGAAAAGCAGACCGAGACGACGCGCCGTCGTGCGGCCGAGTACGCCCGTGAAAGTCTGCAATGGATGATCGATGCGGAACTAGCCAGCCGGATCGACGTCGCCGCCGCCTGGCGCTCGCGTGGCTTTCTTGAACTCGAAATCAGCCTAACGCCGCCCTATGGCGAGCGCCGCGTCTGGCGCTATCCGCTCGCCTGGGCGCAACTCGCCGGAATGGCCGCATGAGCAGTCCGAACGGTTTCCGGCGCGAACCGCTCACCGCGCTCATTAGCCAGGCGGCCACGGATATCGAAGCGAACCTGCCCGGCGCGGTCGCGCGACTACCGCAAACGATTTTGGATGCGCTCGCCGCGATGTCAGCCGGCCAGGCCGACGAGCAGCTCGAAGGCATCGACTTCTACGCGACCCAGATCAACGTCACCACCGCGACCGGCATCTGGCTGCAGCGCCACGGCTCGGAATGGGGCATCTTTCAGCGCGAGCCGACGAGCGCCTCGGGCGAGCTGATCGTCACCGTCGCCGGCGCCGGCGTCACGGTCAACCGCGGCGCCCTCTTTCAGACCGCGACGCGCGTCCAGGTGAAAGCGACGCAAACCGTAGTGGCGCTCGCGGCCGGCACGATCGATGTCCCGGCCGAGGCGGTGCTCGCCGGTCCCGGTGCCAATTTTGAGGCGGGCACGCGGCTCAACACGGTCAGCCCGATCGGCGGGGTCACCGCGGCCGTCGTCGCCGCGCCCGGCTTCGCCGGCGGCACCCCTGGCGAAGACCCGGAGTTTTACCGGGGCCGCATCCTCGACCGCATCCAGAACCCGCCGCAAGGCGGCGCCGCCTACGATTACCGGGCCTGGATGCTGGCCTATCCCGGTTGCACCCGCGCCTGGGTCTATCCGCGCGGCCAGGGCAGCGGCACCGTCGTCTGTCGCTTTGCGATGGATGGCACCTATGACGATGGCATTCCGCCGGCGGCCGAGGTCGCGCGCATGACGCAGTGGCTCGACGCCCGCAGGCCGGTGACGGCGGAGGTCTTCGTCTACGCGCCGATCGCGCGGCCGGTCGACGTCATCGTGCGCGATCTGACCCCGGACACCGCGTTTGTCCACCAGGCGGTCGAGGACGAGCTGCGCGACATGCTGCTACGCGAGGGCGAGCCCGGCGGCATCCTCTATCAAAGCTGGTTCTGGGAGGCGATCTCGATCGCTTCGGGCGAGCGGCACCACACGCTCGACGAGCCCACCGACAATCTGCAGATGCTTCCCGGCGAGCTCGGCGTGCTCGGGGTTCTCACCTTTGTCGAGACGCCGCCGCCGCCCCTGGCCGAAACATTGCCGGTGCTTCCGGAAGAACCATGAGGGGCGATCCCGCCGCGCTTGACCTGAGTTGGGACGACATGCACCGCGGCGCGATGGCGTTGCTGCCGACCGGCCCGGTCTGGCCGCGCGATCCGACCGGCGTCTTGTCGCGCACCGTGCG